AGGCGCTGTACATGAACGATGTGATGGTCGTGGACATGGACGGCAACCCCGTCGAGTCCCCTAACGTCACCATTAGCCTGCCAGACGCCGAGGTCGAGACTGACGCGATGGACGGCGAGGACAAGCCCAAGGAGGACATGGGCAAGAGCATCGCAGCGGAGGTCCGCGCCGCGATCCAGTCCGAGCGCAAGGCCGCCAAGCCTGTCGCCAAGGCTGCGGTCAAGGTCGAGTCCCCCAAGGTCTACGGTCGCCTGCGCGGCCTCAAGTCCGTGGACGAGGCGTACCGCTTCGGACGCTGGGCCATGGCCTGCATGGGTTCGACCAAGTCGGCCCAGTGGTGCGCCGATCACGACATCCTCGTGACCAAGGGTCACAGCGAGAACGTCAACACGGCAGGCGGCTACCTCGTCCCCGACGAGTTTGAGAACAGCCTGATTACGCTCCGTGACACCTTCGGCGTGTTCCGCCAGAACGCCCGTATCGTGCCTATGTCAAGCGATGTCAAGCGGATGCCGCGCCGTCAGGGAACGGTTACTGCCTACTTCGTGGGCGAGGTCGCCGCCGGAACGCAGTCCCAGCAGAACTTCGACCAGGTCAACCTCGTCGCCAAGAAGTTGATGGTCCTATCCAAGATCAGCAGCGAACTGAACGAGGACAACGTGGTGAGCCTGGGTGACGAACTGGCGTCCGAGATCGCATACGCCTTCGCCAAGAAGGAGGACGAGTGCGGTTTCAACGGCGACGGAACCTCGACCTATGGCGGCATCGTCGGATGCACCGCAGCCATTGGTGTGGGAGGCACGCAGGACTCCAGCGCAGGCTCTCTCGCCAGCGTTTCGCTGACCGACTGCCGCAACGTGGTCGGCAAACTCGCGCAGTGGGCTGATACCCCCAATGCCAAGTGGTTCATCAACCGGACGATCTGGAACAACACGTTCCTCCGTCTGGCCGAGGCCGCTGGCGGCGTGACGGCGAACGAGATCCGCGACAGCCAGGAGGGTCTGCGGTTCTTCGGCTACCCGGTCGTGCTGTCGCAGGCGATCACTGCGGCCACCACGAATGGCGACGTTCTCGCGTACTTCGGTGACCTGTCTCTGGCCGCGTACATGGGCGACCGCCGCTCGACCACCGTCGAGTTCAGCAACGCCGCCCTGAACGCCTTTGAGCAGGACGAACTGGTGGTGCGCGGTACGCAGCGGTTCGACATCAACGTGGCCAACGTGGGCGACGCTTCGGTGGCTGGCGCTCTCATCAAGTTCACCATCTGATACCGAAAGGAACCCACACCCATGTTCACAGGACTCAACCAGAAGTTCATCCCGCTCGCTCCAGCGTCTTTCACCGCTGGCGCGACCGCCACGCTGATCGTGGACCGCCGAGGCTTCAATGAGGCGACGTTCTGCGTCCTTCAGGCCGCAGGCGGCGTTACGACCCAGCCCACGGTCCTGACCATCGCGCAGGGCGACACTACGTCGGCCTTCACGACGATCAGCGGCTACAACGGCGGCACTGCCACCACCAACTCGTTCATCATCCCGAACGCGCCCACGGACGCGACCGCATGCCCGCCCATGATCCTCAACGTGGATTGCGGCGGCAAGGCTCGTTATCTCCGGCTCCAGATCAGCCCCGGAACCACCCAGGTTCTTGGCGCTGTGGCGGTGCTGGGCCGTCCTGCCACCGGGCCGGACAGCGCGAACGAGATCATCGCAACGCAGGGAACGAACGGCGCGCACGGCACGGTCACGACCAGCACTGGTATCGTGGTCGGTCCCGATGGCCGGATCGTCTGATCCAACCGCCTGACTTCGGTCAGGCACAGTGCGCACGACGCACACCCCAGAGCAGGGGCGGCCTACGGGCCGCCCCTGTTCGCTTGGGTGGTATCGTCCACCCATGCTCAAACTCGACCTGGGATCTGGAAACGTGCGGCTGCCTGGATACGTTCAGGTTGACGCATCGCTTGGACACGACGTACGCGCACTTCCGTTCGCGGACTGCACAGCCGACGAGATCCGCGCCAGCCATGTGCTGGAACACATCGCGTACCCGGAAGTGCCTGCGGTCCTGCAGCACTGGGCGAACGTGCTGAAGCCGGGATGCTGGCTCAAGATCGCAGTCCCGAACTTCGACAAGATCGTTGAGTGGTATAGGGAGGGCCGTGGCGGCGAACTGCCGCTGGAGGGCTACCTGATGGGCGGCAACACGGACGCGCTCGATGTCCACCGCTCGATCTACCAGCCGCAGAAACTGAAGATGCTGCTGGAGGGCGCAGGGCTGACCGATGTCTGCGAGTGGGAGGGCGACGCCGATGACTGTTCGCGCCATCCCGTCACGCTCAACCTCAAGGCGCGCAAGCCGCACGCGAGCGTCCCCGCCAAGTACCCGGACTTCAGCGACATGTGGCTGGTGCAGACCTGTCCGCGCCTGATGTTTAGCGACCACATGTACTGCACCGCCGTGGCGACCAAGGCGCTGGGAATCAACCTGACGCGCTATTCGGGCGTGTTCTGGACGCAGGGCATGGACCGCGTGCTGTCGGATGTCATGCGCAACGAGAAGGTGAAGTGGATCATCACCGCCGACTACGACACGGTGTACGACGCCACGGACATCATCATGCTGCGCGACATCGCCGAACGCAATGACCTTGACATCCTCGCGCCGATGCAAGCCGGACGCGAGCGCACCGCACCGCTTCTGACGGTCAAGGACAAGGACGGCAAGCCCAAGGCAGGCATCCTGTCCACAGAACTGCACCAGGACGCCATGCAGGTGGCTACCGCCCATTTCGGGCTGACGCTGATCCGGCGCGAGGCGCTGCACAAGTTGCCGAGGCCGTGGTTTGTCGGCGTGCCTGCCGAGGACGGCACATGGGGCGAGGGACGCACTGACGATGACATCTGGTTCTGGCGGCAGTGGGAGAAGGCCGGGCTGAAGGCATGGCTGACATCCAAGGTCTGCGTCGGCCACGCTGAACTGGTCGTGGCGTGGGTGGACAAGGATCTGCGCAGGCAGTGGCAATCGACCAGCCATTACTACAGCATGGGCAAGCCGTGGTACGCCCGGTAGGGCATACGATTCGTTCATGGCAGTCGGAACCTACGCGCTTACGTCGCTCGCCAACCTGAAGTCCTGGCTGGGCATCACGACATCCACCGATGATGCCGTGCTGGAGGCGGCAATCGACCGCGCCACCAGCCGCATCGAGTCGTACCTGGAGCGCAACATCAAGCAGCGGTCCTACGCCGAGTGGCGCAACGGCGCAGGCGTGGACACCATTCGGCTGTACCAGTGGCCCGTGTCGCAGGTCACCAACGTGTTCAGCGGAGCGGTCGCGTCGCTCGTCGTGACGAGCGCGGACGCCACCGACCTGCGCGCTTCGGTCGCTGTCAATCAGGAGATCGACACGCCAAGCGTCGTGCTGACCCGCACCACGCAGGCAGGCGTGACCACCGCCACAACGCTGTCGCTCGCCACCTATCCGACCACGGCCCTGCTTGGCGCGGAGATCAGCCGGACGGACGGCTTCGACTGCAGCATCGGCAAGGACATCCGCTCGGTGCAGTTGCGCCCACGCGCAGGCGCGGACACGCGGCTGGCGACCGTGACGCTGTACGGCGCTGACATCGCCAGCGAGTACACCTACGACTACCCGACCGGACGCCTGTCCATCGACCGCTCCTGGTTCGCGTACTGGCCGCTGGACAAGGGCGTGATGCCCAACGCCATGAAGTCCGTGCTGATCGAGTACACCGCCGGGTACGCCACCGTGCCGGACGATGTCGAACAGGCGTGCATCGAGGTGGCGTCCATGCTGTACCGCGACCGTAGGCGCGACGGCAACCTGGTGTCCGAGGGTCTAGGCGACTACTCGTACACCCGCGCCACCGCGCAGGAGATGAACGCACGGCTAGACACGCTGCTGGCTCGCTGGAAGGAGATCAACTAGTGAGCGTGGACAGCATGATCCAGCAGTGGGGCGTGACCTGCAGCACGCAGCGACCGACCACGACGCGGGACGCCACAGGCAGCATCATCAACACCTACACCACGGCGCTGTCGGCAGTCACGGTGTATATCCAGCAGGGCGGCGGCTCCGAGGGCGACACCCTTGGCGCGCAGCGCAACACGCTATCGGCGACCGGGTATTGCGCGCTTGGCACGAACATACTGCCGCAAGATCGGCTGTTTGTCGGCACGAACTTCTGGGACATCCAGGAGGTCCGCACGCCGGACGAGCGCACCTACGCGGACGGTCTGGCGCACATGCGCCTTGCCCTCACTAGGGTGCTGCCCCTGTAGCCATGCCTGCGCGCCACACGTTTAGCGCAGCCCGTATGCAGCGTCAGGTGGCCGCTGCGGCCAGCCAAGGCGCTCTGGAGGCGCTTGTGGAAACGCAGGGCATGATTCAGCGGATGCTGTCGCAGCCCGGTAGCGGCAGGATCTACGCCAAGACAGCAGGCGGCGCACGGAGGCTAGACCAGTTCATCGGAGAGGACTACGGCCTGAAGAAGGAGGACCGCGAGCGCGTGGCGACAGCGCGACACCTGCACACGGCGTTCAGGGGTCGCGGCAAGTTCAAGGCTGCCGATGTGGTCGGGGCAGAGGCTGTGGCGCGCCAGCGCAGGTCGCGGACCATGTTCGCCATGCGGCGTGGCGTGGACCTGACCGACGCCCAGATCGCGTCCCTGCTGAACCGCCGAGGCAAGCGCGGCAACTTCGCCAACCTGGGCGAGGCCGGACTGCACCGAGCCAGCGCGCCTGGACAGCCGCCAGCCGTCCGCACGGGACGCCTGCGCCGATCAGTCCAGATGGCAAGGCCGCGCCGGATCAACAAGGGGACGCTGCTGGGCTGGGGCATTGGCATCCGGCTGAAGTACGCCAAGTGGCTTGAGGAAGGCACGACCCGCATGGCAAAGCGCCCCTACGTCGATCCGTCGCTTGAGGCCATGAAGCCAATCGCCCCGAAGATCATCGCCAACCGCCTACGCTTGGCTGGGTTCATGACGGCATGAAGGACATCGTTGACGCCATCTACGACAGGCTAGGAAGCACCACTTCCACGGGGTCGTTCCATGCCCTGCTGGACGGACGGTACTACCACATGGAGGGTCCGCAGAATGTGGCCTTTCCGCACTGCGTCTACAGCCTCGACCCGATGGACAACGCGAACCAGTACGACGGGACGCACATCCTGAACGGGTCAATCACGTTCGACATCTACTGCGTGGCGCGCCTTGGCGCTGCCGTCGCCATGGACATCGAGGAAGCCCTGTTCGCCCTGCTGGACCAGCAGGAACTGAACCCCGGAACCAGCGACTACGGGCGGGTGGCTCTCCAGTGCGCCACACGCGGCGTACCATCAGCCACCGACGAGTTCATCGTCATCAGCACCACCTACACGATCTTCACTACGAGGTCATAATGGCAGCACTATCAGGCAATACGGGCAACGTCAGCGGCAACGGCATCGTGGGCAGCCTGAACACATGGAGCGCGACGATTACCCGCGCCGTGTCCGATGTCACCGAGTTCGGGCAGGCCGGACGCCAGCGGCTGCTTGGCCTGTATGACCTGACGGGCAGCGCGGGCGGCATCCTCGACACGAAGGCCGGATTCGCCAACACGACATCTGGCGAACTGCAGGGCCACACGGCAGTCAGCGGAGCGTCCATTACCCTTGTGGCGCGCAGCAACGCGAGCGGAACCAACAGCATCGTGTTCAACGGCGTTGTGACCGATGTGGCGCTGGCGAGCAATAAGGGCGGGGACGCCACCGTGACATTCAATTTCAGCCTGTCGCATCCGACCACCACCGGAACCACTAGCCCGTTCACCATCGTCTGGGGAACCTGACATGAGGCTGGCAGGAGAGGCCAGCGTGGTTGGCGTTCCAGTTCCCGGCTGCGTCGGCGTCGAGGCATACACCACCGAGCAGGATTGGGTGGTGACGGGGTCGAACGCAGGCAAGCCGTTCCGGCTGTACGTCAGCCCCCATGTAAGTCGCGAGGATGCCATTAGAGCCGTCGCAGCCACGATGCAGTTCAGCCCCGCCACCCTTGAATGGGTGACAGCACGGAGGCGGCAGGAGGTCGAGCGGTGCATCCGCATCGACAACGACTGGTTACGATCCCGCACACTATGAAAGCGCCCGTAACCATCGGCAGCATCACGCTGCGTTTCATCGCCCTGAAGGATTGGACCGAACTGACCGGAACGTGGCTTGCGGCTCGCCAGCAGGAGCATGAGGCGGCGCTGCGCCGATCCGGCGCGAGTGCGCAGGACATCGCCCTGGCTGCGCAGGACTACGCCAGCAAGCGCAGCGCCTACGCCACCCTCATCGACATGTGCAAGACCTACGACGGCGCGCAGGCGATCCTTGAGCGGTCGGCGGCGCGTTCAGGCGTGCCAGCACAGGCGCTTGACGCCGCGCTTGAGGGCATGGACCCGGACAGCGTGTGCATCCTCGCAATGCGGGTCTGCGGCTGGGACATCAAGCCGCCGCAGGATGCCCAGCAGGGAAACCCGTAGAGCCGCCGTCCGACGAGGACTGGCGGCGCAACGCCGCAGTGATCGCCAGATACCTGCCGGGACTTGGCAACCCGATGGACATGAGCATTCCAGAGATCGCGGATTGGATCGCCGCGCTGAATGCGGTACTTCGTGACGAGGGCAGTGGCATGGACCCTGCTACGGACCACCGCGCTAGAGTTGAGGCAGAGATGCGGAGGCTCCACGGATGAGTACAGGCGGCGGCAGCGCAGCGGCGGCGCTCACAATCGACGTACTGACCAACCTCGCTGGCCTTGGGTCCGGTCTTGCGCAGGCAGAGGCGCAGGTGGGGCAGGCTGCCAGCAACATGGGCCGCAAGATGGATGCGGCGCTTGGGCAGTCAATGAGCCAGCGGCTCATGACCGGACTCAAGTCAGCATTCAGCGTCGCAGCCGTTGCTGATCTGGTCGGAACGATTGCCGATCAGATGAATCGGCAATTTGGATCTAGACTTGACTTCTTCAAGGTCGTTCAGGGAAGCATCAACGACTTTGTGCGATCTGTTCCAGTGCTTGGCGCTCCGGTTGGCAACGTGGCCAGCCTATTTGAGAGATATGGAGAGGAAATCGGCTTGAGATTTGCCGAGGGAATGCTGAACGGTCAGGCGCAGGGCGTCACTTCGGCGCGACGATTTCACGCTGGCACATCGCCGCGAGCGGAGGATCTGCCGTGGTACATGCAGATGCTGACCCCT